AAAAACATATGATGAATCAGGCATATAGAATTACTTGCGGCCAAACAGTTATAAGTGAAGATTTATTAACTTTAGAAAGCACAAACGAAATAAAAATTGTACCTATTGCTAGTGGTAATCTCTTTGGTTTGTTGTTAGGTGCTGGTGCATTATTTGGAGCAAAAGCTATTACCGCTGGGGCTTTTTTGGGTAGTAAATTGTTAATAGCTGGTTTAGAAATAATTGGAACAAGTTTACTTATTGATGGTGTGACACAGATGTTAACACCACAACAACCAAACACACTTTCTGCTGCTAGTGGTATGGATAGGCTTGACCCAGCAGCTTTAGCAACAAATTACAGCTTCACTGGATTAAACAACATAAGTCAGGCGGGTGTTCCTGTTAATTTAGTTTTTGGTGAGATTATGGTTGGCTCTATTACTGTGTCAAATGGTATTGATACTGTCCAAGTGGAAGGAGAAAACTAATGCCTTTTTTACCATCTGAATTAGTACAAGCTTTAATAAATCCTGATTTACCAGCAGACGCACTTTCGTCAAAGCAATTTAATACCTTAATTGATGTGGTCTCAGAAGGATTAATTGAAGGCAGTGCAACAGCTTCAAAAAATGGCATAACCGATACAACATCTACAGAATATAGAAATTCTTTTTTAAAGGATATTTTTTTAAATAGAAATCCAATTTTACAACCAGCGGCTAGTGTTAGTAGTCCCGCAGATTCAGATTTTAATTATAGAAATGTCACTTTTGATTTTCGTTTAGGTTCAAGTAATCAAACTTTTATTTCTGGCATTGATGCAACAGAGGCTGAAACAATAATAGGAACAACTGTTACAACTTCAAATCCAGTAACACATACTGTTTCTTCCAATACAATTAATGCTGTCAGGGTAACTATAAAATTTCCTTCTTTACAGTTTTTTGAAGACGATGGAGATATTAAAGGAACAGTGGTACAGCTTAGAATTAAAACTATAGAAAATGATGGTACTACTACAACTGTTGTTGACGACACTGTAAAAGGCAGATCAACAAATGCTTATTTAAGAGACTATCTTATTAAATTTAGTTCCTCAACATCTTTTCCTGTTTCTGTAAGAGTTGAAAGAGTCACCGCAGACAGCACAGAAGCAACGCACATTAATGCTTTTAGTTTTCATACTGCAACTAATATTATCTTTGAACAAAACGCATATCCAAACACTGCTCATATTGCTCTAAGAGTCAATGCTGAACAGTTCCCAAGAGTCCCTAGTAGACGCTTTAGGCTTAGAGGTATTAAGGTGTCAATTCCAAACAATGCAACTGTAAACTTGGCTGATGGTTCTTTGAGTTATAGTGGAACTTGGAACGGAACTTTTGCAACAAATAAAGCATGGACTACAGACCCAGCTTGGATTTTGTACGACATACTCACAAATGATAGATATGGTTGTAATATTCCAACAGCCAATTTAAATAAATTTACTTTTAAAACAGTTAGTGAATACTGTGGAACACAAGTTGATGCTGGTAATGGGGATGGATCTACGGAACCACGATTTGCATTAAATGTAAATATTACACAACGGCAGTCTGCATTTGATTTGATTAATGATATTTGCAGTGTTATGAGGGTAATGCCATTCTATGAAGCTGGTGGAATTTCAATAGCTCAAGATGCGCCCTCAGACCCTGTTTATTTGTTCAACTATAGTAACGTAACAGAAGAAGGCTTTTCATATTCTGGTAGCAGCTTAAAGACACGACACACAGTAATTAATGTGACTTATTTTGATATGGTCACACAAGAAACAGATATCGAAACAGTTGAAGCTGACAGTGCTACACAAACAAAGTACGGTGTAAATGTAAAAAATATTGTTGCTTTTGGAACCACATCAAGAAATCAAGCTAGAAGATTTGGTAAATGGTTTTTATATAGTGAACAAAATACAGGAGAGACTTGCACTTTTGCGACTACGATTGCAGCGGGAACTTTAGTCAGGCCATCACAAATTATTGAAATATCAGACCCAGTAAAAGCAGGGACTAGAAGAGGTGGACTTGTAAAATCTGCAACAAGCACTGTTATTACACTTGATGACTTTGCAAATACCAATATCCCAGCAGTTAGTGAATCACCAACCTTATCTATAGTTTTACCTGATGGGACACTTGAAAGCCGTTCTATCTCAGATGTAAATTCAAATGTTATTACAGTATCTTCGGCTTTTTCTCAAACACCTAACGCAAATGCACCTTACATCATAGAAACTACAACTTTGCAGTCAAGCACTTGGCGTGTAATATCAATCACTGAAAATAAAGATAAAACTTTCAGAATTACTGCCCTTGAACATGATGCTGGTAAATATGCTTTTGTTGAAGATGGTGTTGCAATGCCAACAAAAAACACATCAACACTTACTGAATTAAAAAGACCACCAGAAGGATTGTTTGCTGAAGAAAAAATTGTTGAGATCAATAATAGAGCAGTATCAAAAATAATTCTTGATTGGCAACCTGTATCTGGTGCTTCAAATTATAGAGTTCAATACAGATTTAATAATGGTGATTTTACTGAGATCAGTACATCTTCAAGCAGTATTGACATATTAAATACTGATGTAGGTAACTATGAGTTCAGAGTTTTTGCATATAACGCAGTTGGTCAACCATCAGCTAATCCCTCTGTATTAAACTTCAATGCTATTGGTAAAACAGCGGTTCCTGCAAATGTAACAAATGCAACCCTTGAACCTATTGACGCAAAAACGGCAAGAATAAGATGGGATCAAACAACAGATCTTGACGTTAAATATGGGGGACAAGTTTACATAAGGTTTTCTGAATTAACAAGCGGAGCTACTTTTTCAAACAGTACAGACGTAATTGAAGCTGTTGGTGGTGCAACTACAGAGGCGGTTGTTCCCTTAAAATCAGGAACTTATTCTTTAAAATTTCGTGACACAGGTGGCAGATTTAGCACAACAGAGGCAACAATAACAGTCACAATACCAAATATAGGGACAGAACTTTCAATAATTAGCCAAAGAGAAAATCCAAGTTTTGCTGGTACAAAAACAAATACGACAGTTTCTTCTAATTTATTAAAATTAACAGACCCATCAAGTAATTTATCAGGTTCTTACGCCTTTCAAAATCCTCTTGATTTAGGCGGTGTATTCTCCTTAGAAATACAAAGACACGTTAAAAGTGCAAGTGTTAATGAGTCAGATTTATTTGATAGTATTCCAAATTTAGATTTGCGTGACGATTTTGATGGCTCTACAGTTGAACAAACTAATGCAACTGTGTTAGTAAGAACGACAAATGATGACCCTTCAAGTTCTCCTACTTATGGGTCGTTTAGTAAATTTTTTAAGGGTACTTTCAAGGGAAGAGGATTTGATTTTAAATGTGACATAGTAAGTGAAAACACTAATGAAAATATTAATATTTCTGAACTAGGATTTGATGCTTTTTTACCAGCAAGAACAGAGCAAAGCACAACAATAAAAACATCTGGAACTTCAGCATCTGGACTTGATGTTTCTTTTGATAATGCCTTTTTTACAGGTACTTCAGCAATAGGTGGATCAACCTCTGCCTATCCACCTGCAATAATGGTTACACCACAAAATATGGCAACTGGAGATTTTTATGAAATTACATCTATCACTGGGTCAGGATTTAATATTAAATTTAAGAACTCTAGTGGTACAGTTGTAAGTAGAAACTTCAGCTATTCAGCGGTAGGATATGGCAAAGGGGGTTAAGTAATGTCATCAGCACAACATGATTATGTAATAGCAAATGCGTCTGGTGCTGTAGTCAGGGCAGATATTAATAGTGTCTTACAGGCAATAGTATCTCTTAATTATGGAGCAAACCAACCATCAACTCGTTATCCTTATCAATGGTGGGCTGATACGACAGCAAATATTTTAAAAATTAGAAACTCTGCCAATGACGCTTGGATAAATGTTATCTCTTTGGCGGGTGGTGTTGATGTTGACGCAGCCTCTAATTTCAATGAAGATGTTACTTTCACAAGTGCAAATGGAAATAATATTGTTTTTGATAAATCAGCCAATTCTATAACTATTGGCGATTCTGTCACTTTAAAAATTGGTGGTGGCGGTGACTTGGTTTTACAGCATACAGGGTCTAAAAGTACTATTAATGATGCTGGTACTGGTGATTTAGAAATACAGAGAGGAGGTACAGCAGTTTTAAGTATTGTTTCTGGTGGTGTATCTTTGGCTGGTGGAGCAGCTTCAAATATAACAGCATTATCTGATGGTTCGACAATTACTATTGATATGGCTACTGCCTGTCA